CTAATAATTCAGCTCGGACTTTTAGTCCTTGCGAATCAACTGATAATTGAAGGGACTGGTTTCTTGTTCTTGCTAAAATTAAAAAGGAGTCCATATGATTGTATTTCATAGGAACATCCTTCATTTTCGTTTCTGATAGTGCTCTTGAATCGATTTCCTCCAGGAAACCATACTCTTCATCACCTATAAGAGTTTCGTTGTTGAAGACCAATGCATAGCCCTCTAATATCATCTTGTCATCTTCTTCATGAAGGGTGACATCTGCGAGTCTAGTTTCCTTTATCATCTTTTCTGGTCTCTACTTTCTTTGGTTTTGGTGTTACTTGTTTTTCAGGTTTTTGATACTCATATTCAAGCTCTGAGTCTTTGTAGAAAAGTGACTCGAGTTTTTCTTTTTTACAATAATCATCAATGATAATCGTTTTCTTCTTTTGTGTATCTAAGATAACCTTTAAAGCATCTTCTGATATCTTTCCATTAACTGTTATTTTCATCTATAAGTTCCTCCGTTCCTACTTGATATTGATTCGCTTTATCTGCATCGACAAAGTTTAATGATTGAAGACGTTTGTTTCCGCCTTCTATTGGTTCAAGTCCTAACAAGGCTCTTGATTCATTAAGTGACATAATTCCTAGACTCATGAGCTTTTCAATTGCTGCTACCTTGGTGTTCCATGAAGCGTATTGAAGTCTTTCGCTGTAGAAGATGATCTCCTCACCACGTTCTAATTGATTATCCGTCAATAATCCTAAAGAAAAAGCCTCGCTTAATTGAATAGCAAGAGGCTCTATCGTTGACTCATAGAATGAGTTATATTCATCTTCTGTATACTTACTTGTAAATATTGGAACTGACACTCCAAAGTAATCCAGAATCTTAGCTTGTAAGAATTCAAGTGTATCCTTATCGATAAGTTTCGGATCAACATCTAAAGGAATGTATTCCGATTTTAAGTCTATCGGTATAATTGAACTTCCTTTTAAACTTACTGATTCAGATAATGCAGCATCGAATAATTCACGTTGCTTCTTCTTATCTGTTTCTGATAACATCCCATTCATCTTTAAGATACCTTTAATCTGCATGGATGATTTCACTGCGTTATCGATTCCTTGAAGTAAGCTATCATTGATGGAGATCGTTTTTAAGATTGCCTCATGGTCTCCATTTGAACCAGTCCCACCAAAGATATCGTTTTGTCCGAAATGTCGCCTTAAGTGAATAACATTATCGTATGGCAAAATATATGACTCTCCATTATCGAATAGGAACTTGATAAAGTAGGTATCACCACTATCAACTATCATTTCAACAGTGATAGGTCTTAGTGGATAGATACCTTTCAGTTCACCTGAATCCTTATCAAATTTCGGATACACAAATGCATTATCATTCAGCAAGAGCAAAGTGATCGTTTTGTAGATAAAATCATATGGTGTCATTATTTCATTAGGTTTATACTTCAAGAGAAAAGACAGCCTACCTTTTTTCTCGGTTACTGTCTTATCATTTTCGGTTTTGATAAATTTTGGTTTAAGTTTTGCACATTGGCTAGCTACCCTATCAATACATATCTTAACCACATCACTTTTTGAAATGTTCGTACCAAATGGTGTATAAAATGTATTTAAATTACTGATTAACTGGAGTGCATCAAATGATCCAGTTTTACTTTTTCTGTTAAATAAGGCCATAAGCACCTCCAATTAAGTCTTTATGAATATATCTGAATACTTGCCTTTATCATCTTTCTCAAATTTCATCAATGATGATACTTTATTCCATTCTCGTCTAAACATCTGTATATTTTCGTGAGTTAAATCTAATACTGATTTATCCAATCGTGATTCCTTTTTCGGAGCTAATATCTCAATTTTAGATATTCCAACTGAAAAGTTATGCTCTTTATCAACAACAACATGAACATGTGGCAAATTATGCCCTGAAAACTCATTTGATGGTATTGATACTTTTATGTTTGCCTTTCTATAAATGGACCTATCAAAAAAATTAACATTAGCGTATTTTTTCCCATTCTTATCAATTTTCCATTCAATAGTTTGTTTTACTGGTTCGTATGTTTCATCTAATATATCTAGTTAACCATCAAATAGTACTTTATTTCCATTCATAATAACCACCTCATATGATAATTATAACATATTTTCATAATCAGTTTTATACCTATTTAAAACTACATATGCAATGATTAAAGCGACTGTACCATCAATCCTCTTATACTTCGAGTTAAGTTTTGATGGTTGTATATTTCCATTGAGATCTACTTTAGCTTGTGTATTAGCAAGACACCATTTCATAATTGGATTATTATTATAGTTAACAAAGTTGTTTTTTAAATCTGCTTCCATAATTTTCATTGGCTCTGATAACGAGTATATTCCTTGTCTAACTTTCTCCATATTAAAACCTAAGTCTTCCATTTCTTTAATCCAGTATTGTGAGTTCCACGGATCATACCCTACCCATAAAGGTCTAATACCATATGTTTGAATCATCTTCATAAACCATTGAGTAACAAGGCTAAAATCATTTTGATTACCTTCGGTGAGTGTCACAAAACCTTTCTTAATCCAAATATCATATGGTACGTTATCTTCTTTGATTCTCTTTTCTACTACTTCACTTGGCATAAAGAAATGTGGAATGACATACTTCTTATTGCTATCTCGTTTTTGGATAACCAAGACTGCAGCAGTTAAGTCTGTTGTTGATGATAAATCGACACCACCAATTGCATAAGAATCTCTTAGATCATCAATGGAGTATTTGTCTTCATTGTTTAAATCATCAAACGATAACCACGAACCTGAATCCGCTTGTTTGATATTGAAGTCCTTACAAAGCATTGTGACTCTTGTTGAAAGATCATGTTTCGATTTATTCATAACATCTTCTAGATAATTATTTAGTTTAACAACACCTAGACTAGGGTTTGATTTTAGCCACGTGTTTGGATCCTCATATATTTCTTTTGTTGAATCTTGAGTATACAACCATGGTAATAATCTGCTATCCTGTATTTCACCTTTTAGCATCTTTCTAGCATAATCAAGTTTGTTATCTAAAAAACCACCAACGGTTGTCCCTTCGGTGGTTATGATAAATATAAGTGGTTCTTTCTTTGTTGATTGAGATTGTTTAATTGCATCATAGACTTTGGAATCAGTCATTTCGTGGACTTCATCAATGCAACCAACTTCGATATTGTATCCATCTTTGTTTCTCGATTGAGCAGATAACTTCTTGATTTTATTCTTTGTCTTTGGAGAATAGATATGATAAATATTTTTCTTGCTTCTAGTTTCTTTTGATAATGCTGGAGATTGTTCTCGCATGTTATTTATTTCTTCAAAAAGGATGTTTGCTTGTTCAGTTGTATTAGAAGCACATACAATATCAACTCCACCTCGTGATAGAAAGAACTCAGCTAAGTCTATGCCCGCAACGAAAGTAGTCTTTCCATTCTTACGAGCAATGAGTAATATGACTTCATTGAACCTACGTAATCTTGAATCAGACATCTTAAATCCATAGGCGGTTTGTAGTAATGCTTTCTCCCATAGTTCAAGAATGAATGGCATACCATTAAATGGTGACTTAGTATGTTTACAAAAGGTTTCTATGAAATCAATTCTTAAGTTCCCTGGTTGTTCATCAAAACTATACAGTGGATTTTCTAAATCTTGTATAAGCTGATCTATTTGTATTTTTAGTTCTTCTCCAACGATGATGTTCCCATTATTAATTTCATTGTAGTACTCAATTAGATAATTCATTCACTTGCTCTCTTAAGAAATTCATCAAAAGCATCATCTCCATCATCTACTTGTGTTCCGAGAATACTGTTAAGTGTCTTGACAACAGTTCCATATGAATTCACTAGTTTTGTATAATACTTAGCCGCCTCAGTTTGTCGTTGCATACCTTTGTTTGAAATTTGGATAGCACCATACTTCCTAATCTGCTCCTGTAACTTATCAAGTTCCACTTTCATAAATGCAGCTTGATAAATTAAGTTATCTACCAGTTCTGTCTTTGATTCATCAACCAAAGAAAAAAGCGACTTTAATCGCTCGTATTCTATATTTATCTTAGCCTTCATCATTATAGTTTCATGACTTAAGAATTTGTTCTTTAGTTCTATTCTCTGTAGGTACAAAAGTATGACTTTCTATAGCTTTCAGTAAAAATTTTTGAGGTTGCCAATCTCCATGTTTATACTCGTGAAAATGAGTTATATCATATCCGAAATCAAAACCTATGTGTTTAGATTTTTCATAATCATATACCATTGTAATAATTAACGGATACCTTTTAATTTGATAAGTTAACAATGTGCTTCCGCTAATACTAGAAGCAATTGGTCCGAACAGACCATCTTGTCCATCTAAATAAATATTTATAAAAATATGTATATCCTTGTTAGGAAAATTATTAGCTTCAGGGCTAAGTAGAAACTCCTTTACAACAGAATATCTTGAAGTGATATTCGACAGAGATGCAAACATAGAAACGATTTGCTTAAATACTGGTAAATGATTAAATTTATCATATTCAATTATGACGCCAATTCCTGAAGTAATCTTTTTCTCTTGAATTATATGTGCTATGGATAAAACGAAATCTTTATATGAGTTTCCATAATTTCTTCCAGTAAGGTTATTGCACTTCTTACATAGTGTTTGCAAGTACATACCATTCTGGCTGATAGAATATTTCAAATCATCTTGCTCCCAAGGTAATTTATCTCTAGTTAATAGTTTTGTTGTTTCACTCGGATCGAGCAACTTGATTTTACCCTTATTTAAGGCTGATTTTGGTGGTATATGCTCCTTGGTCATTTCAAGAAACTCACCACATATTTTACATTTTCCTGTAGACACTATCCCCACCTACTTTCTTAATTGAAATACAGAAATCGAGTTTTCAAAATTATTGCCTTGTGTTTTTTGGTTGCCCACCTACGCGGTACCCCTTCAAATAAATCTTTTTGATGAAGGGGGGGTGCATTTCTCAAATAATAGTTCCAAATTACTCTTTTTAGTATAGTTGAAATCATTTTCTGGTAAGTTAAATATACTAAAAATAATATTAGTTAATTTAACAACTGTTCTAAAAAAAGAATG